TATCCCAACCACGTCTTTGAGATGTAAAAGTAATTCTTGTTTTACTGCCTTGTTTTGCTATTGCTTGAATTTCTTGCCATGCTTGTTGAAGTAATAATTCATCATTTATAGATGACCATGCTGCCCATACATGAAGTGCTTTGCCTATAGGTTGTAATACAACAAAGCCATAAGGTTGATTGTTAGTAATTGCTAGAAATATCATAGAGCGTTGTTCGTAACAATCACAATAGACATCCTCTGCTAACCACTCAGGATGACCTTTGCTTCTAACTATTTCAAGACCATGTTTAATAAACTCCCAATGAGTCCTAAGTTGGTCTTTAGGTATGTAATGTAATATCACGCTACTATAATATATCCGTATGTTTTATCTGCTGTACTGTTTGCAAAATGTTTTAGTGTTGCACTACCGCTACTTCTAGCACTTACATATACGTTAGTAGATGCTGAAGTTGATACATAACTCATTGTAGTAATAACGCTTGGTGTAGCTGGTCTTGTTGGACTTGTACCTGCTGCATAATGTTCTATAGACACACCAGTATCAGATACTTTCCACATAAGTTCAACATAGTCACCTGCTACTAATTCTACATAAAAGTTTAATGCACCAATAATATGACTTGGGTCACCAGCAGCTTTTCTTGCTGCTAAACCAAACCTACTGTTTGATGCTGCAATATCTGTGCCATTTTTTCTAAACCAAACTTCTGCGTCTTGAGAGTCGTTAGTTGTATTCTTAAACTGTATAGAAAATTCTAAATTATAAAGACCACTATTTCTTACATTAAGCCTAGAGCTGTTTGACAAATATACACCATTAGAAAAGTCAGTAGTGTTAAATGTAATTGCATAAGCTGCTGTTGTTGATGCAGCAGTCTGGTCAGTTGAGTCCTGAAACGCACCATAAGGAACAGTATCACTACCAGCAGCAGTACTAATAGGTGTTAGTAATATTATACTATTAAAACCTATACGTTCATCAAATATCGTAGTAGTTGTAGCATTGCCTGTAGCTAAGGTAATTGTACCAGTATTATTGCTTTTACCTTCAACAAGGTTATTTACAATTTCAGCTACACTTCTAGCGTCTCCACCTGTCCAAGGTAGTTTACGGTACATATCACTACGTGCCATTATCTAGTACCTTGTGTAGAGTAATCTATATCCATGCCAATTGCTGAGAACCAGTTAGCACCGGTAGGTGTTAAAGCTACTCTGTGATAACGACCTGCACTTCTTACAGCACATCTATCTTCTTGGCTTGCAGATACAGCAGTTGAATATGTAAGAGTATCATCTAACATACGCCTAGAAGCCACAGAAACGCTTGCAGAGCCACTATCTACAGAAGGTCTAATAAGAGTAACTACTGAGTTATAACCGTATTCTAAATCGTTTGTAGTAATGTTTGCTGTAGCTGGACTTCCTGTAAATGTAATAATTTTAGTATCACGAACACCACCAAATAGGAATTTACCGCCTTTATATAGTCTGTCATCTAATGTAGTAGTAAGGGTATCTATCGTCTTAAGTGCTGCTGCACTTGCTGCCATATCAATAGCAACACCTGTGCCTGAACCTACACCTGTAGCTGTAAATAATACACCTACTGTATTAGCGACTGCACCTATAAGCGTATAGTCTGTTGTTCCTACACTTCTAATTGTATATGACTTACCTACTACAAAAGCACCTGCTGTTATGTTATATGCAGTATCTAAACCATCTAATGATACGCCTGTAGTAGCAAGGGTAGATAAATAATCTACATCTGTATCAGCTTCACACCATTTTTGTGTTTCAAAATTGTAAATTAATAATCCTCGCGGACCTGAAGTAGTTGTGTAATCCCAAATAATTAAATTACGTTCTGGGTCTACTGCTGCTGAGATAGTATCAATATCTCCAATGTTAGCATTGTTAAAAAAGTATCTATCTACTTTTTCTGCACCAATACCAGTAATTTGTTGTCCGTTACAGGAATAAAATCCATCATCTGATAAGAAGTATGTTATACCGCTATATTGAGCTATAGAGCCACCTTCTATACAACCTACGTTACGTGAAATAGTGTCAAACTGAAAGAATAATGGTGAGCCAATATATGACATACGTACAATGGCTTTTTCTAGGAATACTATACCAAATTCACCACCTGTAATTCCTGTAATGTCACCACCGTCAGGAAGTTCTTGATAATCACTTTGTGATGCACCACCTGCTGTCCAATCTGTAGGGTCATTAATATCTGACCATTGCACTCGTGATGGATATGTGCCAGCACTTATATTTGCACAAACAACAAAATCACGAACTGCTGTTATATATTTTGCAACAGGAGCAGATGTAGATAAATCACCAAAATAAGAAGATGCGTTTATATCGTAATACTGTACTTTGTTAGAGCCATTAGTGGCTAGTGCATAACTACCAAATTGTAAGAATTGCCATCTATATGTTCCTGTATAAGCACTTGCTATAACTGTTCCAGTAGCAACAGCACTTGTAATATCTGCATTAACTTTAGCGTAAGTAAATGTTGTAGAAGTAGGTACAGTAGTAATGGTATAACTACCATCAAATGTATTATTACTTGCGTCTACTGTTACAGTATCACCTGTACTATAACCATGAGCAGAGGCAGTTGTAATAGTAGCTACGTTAGATGTTAGTGCTACATTAGTTATTATTCTTGATGAACTTTTACCAACACTATCTAATGCTAAAGTAGATGAGTCTAATTTAAATAGTTTAGTAAGACCACCTGCAAATACAGAAACGTCACTATCTAATTTTGTTGCAAAACAATTAGTAAGGTCTTCTGAAGCTGCACCTGAATAGTTTACTGCTGACTTAAATGGACCATATCCTATAGCTAAAGGAGTGACGTTATTAGCTTCTGATACCGCATCTAAAACGCTAGGTTGGTCAGGTAACCATTCTTTAAATTGTATGCGTTGTGTAGGCATATTAGGACTTCATAATAAATGCAAGAGCATAATATGGAACAAGGTTAGCATTAGTAGCACTTACACCTTCTGTTGAGTTAGATACTGAAATTCCTGTAACTGCAGAAGCACTATTATAAGACGCACCTGCTGGACCATTACTTTGAGTAGCTTGAGTAACCCCACTTCCTGATGTGACTGTGGAAATTGAGTGAACGTGACTTGGGTCTGTTACTGTAGCAGTATGTGTGTGGCTTGGAAGAGAAGCATCTTTACTACCACCTGTTTGTGTAGCAGAACCTGTAACTGTTGTTTTAGCTGTACCAGAGTCATCAGAGAAAGCACCAATAATAAATCTATTACGCAAGTCTGGAGTTCCACTAGAACCATTACATAGTAAAAAGCCAGTAGGTATAGTAGCAATAGTACCTGACCACATTATAATCATACCAGCTACAAAAGCACTACCCCATGTAGGCGTATTACCTGTTCCAGATGATAACAATACTTGACCAGAAGTACCTGCAGCACCATCTAAAGTAACACCACCTGTAAGTGCTAATGTTCCAGTTACTGTAAAATTATCACCAGATGTGCCTGCTTGTTGGTCTTTTAACTGTGCCATTAATGTTCTAATAGCGTTATTTACGTTAGCTGGTGAACATCCTTCAGCAATGTTAATGTTAGATATGTCAGTATTATCTGCTGACGTAGCTGAATATTCACTAATCTTTGTCTTTGCCATCTTTTATCCTTGTCGTAACCAAATGTCTGTACTTGGAGAAATATCAGTCCAAGTTTCTGTTCCTGCTGTAATTTCTACCCATGTGTCTGAAGAAGGTGATATTGCTGTCCATGTTTCTGAACCTACTGTTACTGGTGTCCATGTTTCTGCACCTGGAGTAACAGGTATCCATCCTTCACCTTGTCTTGTGCCTTTAGCAGTTACTGTTCCTATGCCTTCTACATAAGCAAAACCTGCATATATAGCTTTAGCACTTGCATTTACTGTAGCAAAACCATTTACTTTTGCATTACCTGATAGCAACATACCACCAAGTGCTGATACTGTAGCAGTTCCTGTAATAGAGCCGTTATTTAACCTAATTCTGTTGTAAGTAACTGTAACTGTAGCATTGGCTGTAATAGAAGCATTGCCAGTAATTAGTAATGAGCCTAATGCCGTTACTGTTCCTATTGCTGTAATACTTGCTGAAGAGAGTGCTATAGAACCGCCAGTAGCAGATACTGTAGCTGTTCCTAATATAGCACCACTACCAAATGTAGTTCTTGTAGCTAATGCAGATACTGTTGCAAATCCATTTATAACTGCTGTGCCAAATACTAAAGCACCGCTTGTTGTAACTGTAACTGTTGCAGTAGCGTTTATGCTTGCGTTAGATGTTCTAAAGCGTGTTCCTGAAGCACTTACGGTTGCATCTGCTGTAATTGCAGCAGAAGCAGTTATTACATTACCAGTTATTACTAATGAGCTAAAAGGAGCTTGGGAAAAGCTAGCTATGCCAAACATTTATTGCTCCTTTATTCGTTTGCTAGTTTTAACATTATTTAGTTGTCAATGCTTTTAATTCTTCTACTGTGTTTGCAATATCAACAAGTTTAGTAATATCACGAAGTCTTTGTTTTTCTACAACAATAGCAGATGTATCTGCATTTAATTCTAAAGCACGTTGAAATGCTACATCTTGGGCTAATAGTAATGGCTCACGTTCTTGACGTAACCTATCTTTAGTAATGTCTTTAGCTTTGTTTATGTCAATAATTATTGCCATGTCCATGCGTTCCTAAATGTTCTGTCTTCTGGGATATCTGATACATCTACAATGTGATATTCTTTGCCTTGTGGCACATCTTTAATAGCAATTTCTTCTATTGTCATAGTTTCAAGAGCTTCAGGTGTAGGAATAATAATAGCTATTCCACCTTCATCATTTTTGTATATAATTCGTTTTTTCATTTTATATTCTTATCTAAATATTGAAACGCAAGCAAAAAGAGCATCAACAAATGTTCCTGAACCAGTCATAGTGTAAAATCTATACGCAGATGTTGTTGGTGTTGTAGTAGAAATAACAGAACTAACATCAGCACCAGAAATTAATGTAGCCCTTGTGCTATTAGTATTTGCACTATAATTTGCATCTGGCATTGCAGTTGTAAAATTAACTGTATAGTCACCTGTTGCGTTATCCGTAATAGAACTTACATTTACACTTGCACGAATAGCTACAGTACCAGTACCATTAAAATTTACCCAAGCTCTAGCTCCATAATAAGCAGGAGAACCAGTAGTTGTAGTTAATTGATTTGGCGAAGTATTTGCAATGGTAATTGTACCTGAACCATTAGTCACAGATATTCCTGTACCAGCGGTAAGGGTAGATTTAGCTAATGTATTGCCTGTAGTATTACCAATCAATAATTGACCATCTGTATATGTGGTTTGATTTGTACCACCATTAGCTACAGGAAGTGTACCTGTTACACCAGTAGTAAGTGGTAATCCTGTGCAAGAAGTTAATGTTCCAGAACTAGGTGTACCTAATACTGGTGTTGTTAAAGTAGGTGAGGTAAGTGTTTTATTTGTAAGTGTATCAGTAGTAGTTTTACCTACCAATGTATCTGTAGCTACAGGTAGTGTTAATACAGAAGTACCAGCAGTTGCTCCTGATAATACTGTGGTTGTGCCTGATGTAGAGCCACTAAACTTTACACCTGTAGCTCCAAATGTAGGTAATGTTGCAAATACTAAAGAGCCAGAACCTGTTTCGTCTGTAACTGCTGATGCTAAATTAGCTGAAGAAGGTGTTGCTAAAAATGTTGCTACGCCTGTTCCTAGACCACTTACACCTGTGGATATTGGAAGTCCTGTGCCATTTGTAAGAGTAACGGATGCTGGAGTGCCAAGTGCTATTACATTGCCAGAAGCATCATCATAAATAGATTTATCAGCAGGATAAGTAACAAATACATTTTTTGTGCCAGCACTAAAGTTGACTGCACTGCCACCATTGCTAGATGATAATATAGTATCACGAGATAAAACAGTGCCTAAAGCTGTGTAAGTGCCAATACCTACTTCCCATTCTGTACCACCTACAACAGCGTAGTAAGTAGTATTACCATCACCTATTGCAGAGAATGATTGAAAGCCAGATACTGCCCCTGCAAGTACAAGTGCAATAGTACCTACGGTTATAGTAGTTTCCTGTACTCTATCCTTGACGACTAACGCCATGACTTATCCTTAAGCTAATGTAACTGAAAGGTTGCCTGTTGAAATCTTAAAGATGTCACCAGAGTCAATTGTTTTAGATGTATCTAAAGGTGAATGGTAAAGTAAGTTGCCTGTTGTTAAAGCATCATTAATACCAATCCAGCCTACAGTTCCCCATGAAGCTGTTGCTGTTGGGAATGTAACGTCAGCAGAGTTTAGTGTTACACCGTTAGAAGGTGCACCAAATGTAACTGCAGTTCTAGCATAAGAACCACCAGATACTTCTGTACCACTACCTGCATCTGTAGGGTCTGAAGTCCATAGTGATACATAAACTGTTGCTACAGATGTGTATGTTGTGTTACGTAGAGTTGCATTAATAAGTGCATTCTCTAAAAAATTACTCATTTCTGCCATAATATTTTCCTTATCGTGGTGTTACGTTTAGTGTTGTATATGCGTATGTTTGACCTAAGTCACTTGTTTTGATATTAGCAATTGCTCTATCGTATAATGCTGACCATGTTGCTACTCGTGGGTCATTCATAAGATACGGTTCTGCTTCTGCTAATGTTGCGTAAAGTAAAGCGTCTGGATAGTATGCTAAGAACAAGTTACTAGCTGTTGTGCTAGAGATAAATGTAGGTTGAGCATAGTATAAAATTTGAATTGTGTAATCAGAGTTTTGGCTAGGTGCAAATTGGAACTCTGTGCCTAACATTGTAAAGTAATGTGAACGACCTGATAATGATGTTTGACCATTACGGAAGAACAAGTCAGGTGATTGGAACTCTAAGATAATAGGTGGATTGCCCTGAAAGTGCATCTCTCTTAACTCTAAGAAGTCAGTAGGAAACGCTACCTTGTTATCAGAAGGTGTAGTTGTTGCTACTTTTAACATAGCTTCTGTTCGTAAGTCACGACTCATTCTTAACTGTGCCATCTGAACAAAATCAGGTATGACGCTTGTCAAGTCTGTACGTGCTAAGTAACTCTCTACTGTAGAAACAAAGCTAGTGTAGTTAGTAAATGCCATTTAATATCCTTTAATATTTTCCGTTCGTCATCCAGTCTTTACGCTGACCTTTAAAATGATAAACATATACATCTTTACGTTCATCTGGACTACTTGGTGTGTAGTTATACTCATCACAAGGTAGTTCTAATATTTTATAGTTACTGGTATCTGCCATAAACTTAATAGCTAATTGGTCGCCATACCATTCATGTGCTTTTTTATCAAGACTCTTTAGTGTACTTAATGCTTCTTGCCAAAACTCATGGTTCTTAGAAAACATTACACCTGCGTTATAAGGCATAAGTTTAACTATATCGTTACCGTCTGCATCCATGATAGAACCATAACGTCTTGTTAAAGCTACATCAAAGTCTTTATCAAATACATGAGATAAGTCTTTTTTAATTATCATGTCTGTATCTAGTGTTACCCAATTGCCACGTAATGAAGCTAAATGTTCTAACCTAAACACCATGATAAGACCATTATATTCTTTACGAATAATAGTATTTACGCCATTTATAATTGGCGTATTCATATCTGATAACTGAACTATGTTTGCGTTTGGCATAACTTCTTTGACAGAAGCTACCATTTTTGTAGGCATATCTATATCTTTACCTACATGAAGGAATGTTATGTTAAGCAAAGACTACATCCTTGTGTGCTTGACCTACTTCTTTATAGCCAATGCTTTCTAGTAAGTGTCTTGCTTCGTATGTTAGTGGTTTATGTGGTAGGTTCTTTTCTTCTATCACAATAACAGGTCTATAACGTCTAATTTGGTCTATCATGCCTGTAATGGCATTGTGTTCAAAACCTTCTACGTCTAGTTTTAAGAAGTCTAATGCACCGAAGTCAGGCATTGGCATTACTTTAATACCTTTACCTTCAGATAAGTGCCAACAACCTGTGTTATTACCACTCTTTAGTGCAAATTCTTGGTGAATGTCGTACAGACCAAACTTAGACAGGATAATATTGTTTTTGTTCCTAGTATTTGCTACTAAACATTCAAAGTTATCAGGGTTAGGTTCAAAAGATGCAACTAAATTAAACTTATCACAAAGAAACCTAGACCAACTACCTACATGTGCACCACCATCTACTGCAACATCCCATTTCTTTACATGTTCTATTGCAATATCTAGTGACTTTCTTTCAAACACGTCACATAGTTTAAAGTAATTAACAAAGAACTCATCATTGTCAGGTAAATACGTGTTGCCTGCTAATTTCATAACTGTGTGACTACGTTCTCTATCACTTCATTCCATGTTTTATCATCTTGATACATAAGTCTCATAGACCTATACCAAGGCATACTTGGTTGAGCATATCTCCATTGGTGGTATTTAGGTACTAAGCACCATGTTTTAACGCCCATAGCAGCACTACAATGTAAAGCTGTAGTATTGACCCCTAAAACCATATCGCAAGCTCCTATGAGAGCTGCTGTGTCATCATAATCTTTTGCGTCAGACGCTAATTCAAAGTACTTAACACCTTCAATTTTGCTTTCTACGCTATAATCTAAACTAACTAACTGTATATCTTTGCGTTTAAGTAGTGGTTGTAAGTCTTCTTCTGTAAGAATACGACCTTTAGAGTTTGTTCTAAACGTACCGCCTTTAGTAGTAATACCTATGACTGTCTTACCCCATGGTTTAAACATGGATTTCCACATATCAACTTTATCTGTATCAGGTACTAGAAAAGGAGTCCCAGTAAAAGATTTGCTCGTTGGTCTGAAAAACTGGGGTAAACCACCAATAGGACATCTTGCATCAATTGTAATGTCATTTGCCCACTCCACTTCTTTTGCTTTACGTGTTCCATGAACAATAGCTTTAGGGAAGCTACGTTTAAATAATGTTTCTAATCTTTCATCACAGTCTATGTAGACTTGCTTACTAATGTCTATAGCGTCAGGTATACATGAAGCATAGAATATCTCATCACCTAAACCTTGTTCGCCATATATAACTAATGTCTTATCTGGTGAACCATCCCATCTTACTTCGTCACCATAAACTAATTCTTTACGGAACTTACCACCCAGTGACTTGTTCCATTCTTCCCAACCCTTTTCCCATTCACCTTTGGCTAGGTAACTATGAGCTAGGTTTAATTGTGCGTGTAGTTCGTCAGGATTGCATTCTAGAGCCATCTTTGCAGACTTCTCAGCATCATCCCATTTAGACATCTGAACAAGTGAAGCAGAAGCGTTAGCATAAGCTAGTGCATAGTTAGGGTCTAATTCTGCTGACTTTAAGAAGTATTTAATAGCATCTTCAAACATATCCATTTCGTGACATGCACGACCTAGAGATGTCCATAATGCTTTATTGCCTGGTTGTTCTTGTAATGCTCTACGGAAGTATTGGTAAGCAAATGCAGGCTTATCGCCCATCAACCAAATGTAACCTAGAAAATGTAATGTAGCTGCATCATTAGGATATACCATTAACACTTCGTTAATAATAGGTAATGCTACGTCATACTCTTCTTTTTGTATGAGGTCATGTATTGCTAACTGTACTTTCTTTAATTCTTCTTTATCCACGTTTAGTAGTCAGTTTAAGGTATGGATAGTTTTCGTTTATTTCTTTCATTAACTCTTTTGTTTGGTTAGGGTTATACATGTCTATACCCTTTTGCTTTAACTGCATTTCCACTACAGGTGGAATACTAGCAAAGTGTGCCCATTCTTCTTTAACACCTTTATTCCACATTTCTGGGTTATCTCTAGCTTGTTTAATCTTGTCTAACATGCCACTCAAGTCTTGAGTAGAGGTTAGGTAGTATGTATCTTTAGCAGGGTCATAGTCAAAGTACTGACTTACACCTGTTACGCTATTGTGGTCAAATAATATCGGCATCTAATACCCAATCTTCAGCAAAGTCTTCTCCATCTTGTTCATTCCATACAACTTGAGACTTTACATATTGTTTATCTACGTACATCATTACTTCATATTCTCCTGCTATCTTGCATACATTAGCAGACTTATTATTGTTTTCAAATGTTGAAAGTATCATATATAAATATAACAGAGGGAGAATTAACTCCCTCTATCATATCACATCTAATTACTAAACACCTACGTTTTGCACTTTTGCATGTGCGTCAGGGTTTTGAACTACTAAAGCATATTCTGCTGTTAATAGCCAGTTTGTTGCGTCACCAGTTTTAGCAAGTTCTTCTTTGCTTAAAGGACGTAGTGAAGCTAAACCAACATAGCCTGGGTCAACAGCAAGAACTGCTTGGTCACGCATGAAACGGTCAAGTTTCACAGTATGATTACCGAAGTCAGAAACGTAAACGTCTGCTGCACCAGTAATAGTAGCTTGTGTTGTACCTT